CCAACGGTGTCGTCAATTTCAAACTTGCCCACATTGCGTGGGTTTTCATAGTGATCAATTACTTTTTCTGAATAGGCCATGTGATGTTCCTTCGCTGATTATAGCGTATTTACTAACAAGTGTCAATGGGAATGATTATAAACCGCGGTCTTTGGCAGCGGCTTGTTTGGCCGATGCGGCCACAATATCTTGTGCTTTGTTTACTGGCATTTCGGTTGGGCCGTCGGGTGCGGCGCCTTTGTATTTGATTACTGCAGGGTTCTGTGGATCGATTGGTTCTAACACTGAATCCAATGGGCTTTGACTTACTACACTAACAACATTTTTTTTATTAATTGGGAAGCCTAGACTACGAGCAGCGGATATAAATGCATCTGTGCTGATTTGCTTTTGTGCATTTTCGTCATCGGCTCGTCCAGAAAGAAAATTCACCAGACCCAACAATTGTTTAGGATCTGGCGCTTTGCTATTTTCAACTTCGTCAATTCTCATTATCTACGTGCTCTACCCAGAGCAGCCCCTGCCGGTGCAGGTTCTTCAGCGCCCATTTCAGCACCTAAATCGGCACCAATGTCAGCACCCATTTCAGCGCCCATTTCAGCACCGGCGACTGGAGGAGGAACTTCGCCACCTATACCACTGGCAGCCATGCTGGTATCAAGTGGTGCAGGTTGCCCAGTTACTACTCCCAACGCCGCTTCAAGTTGTTGCTTGGCACCTTGTAAATTTTGTACCAGACCTTGCAACGCCGCAGTGGCATCACTGTTGAATTGTGTGGCTTGTTCAATGCCAATTTGATTACGGATACTGTCTACTAGAGCAGGCAGTTCTTTGAATTGCATTTCGGTTGTGTCTTCCAACATTGATTGCATTTTGTCTACCATGTCTTGAGCGGCCAACACAACTTGTGCTTGCTGAACTTCAGACTCTTTCAACATTTGATAGGCTCTGCGAAGTTGTGATTCTGTTTTCATTAAAGCAGCACCAGCAACAAGTTTTTGCTCATCAGGATTCAATGACTGACCTTTTGATGCCTTGGTCAATGCTGCTTTGAGATCAGGATCTTTTGTTGTGGCCAATGTTTGGGCAGCGTCTTGTGCTGTCTTTTGTTGAGGTGTTGTAGTTGTGCCAGCGGCTGCTGGTGCAGTGCCTGCAGGTGGAACCATGTCCTCACTCACACGATATGCCAAAGCCTGTTCCATCATCACCAGTTTCAAGTAAGCAGGATTGCGCTCGCTGGTGTGACGAGTACTACTGCGCTGATGTTCAGCTATGACACCACGCACACGTTTTAACATGGCCTGTGCTTCACGCAATGTGAGTCGGTTCACAGGCATTTTGGTACCAAAGTAACTTTCGAATACTTGGGCTACTTGGCGGCTCTTTTTTGGTGTGGCCAGTTCGGTTAATTTCATTTGGCAAATCCTCTTAGTTGTAGATATTTAGCCGAATTTAAACATTTTTCAAGTTCTTGATTCAGCAGTGTTAGGTTCTCAATTTTGGGTGCAAGTTTGGTGCGCACCATTTCACGGAATTCAGGCCGGGTACTGCGATCCGCTTGCCCACGGCGGCAATGAATGTCAGCAGTCAGAGTTTGTTTTTTGTTGTCTAGTATGCGGATGTTTTGTGCCAGTTTGTATTGCTGCAAGTGATCTGCAACACACCAACTCATGGCAGTTTTTTTACTGCTGAATGTGCTCACAAGATCATCACTGTGATACACTGCAAATCCTGCAGACTCGGGACGCAAGTGATAGCGTCCAAATGCCACGTAGCCACCGTGTTCATCATCAATGATGAGTTCAGTGTACACACGTTTGAGCTCACGCTCGGCAAAGCGTTCTAGTTTTTGATCGCGGGTCATAGTGTCTTGATGTAGTGGGCCGTGAGCCATCCTACCACGGCCAACAATGTACCTATAATGCCTATTCCCCAGGCTATGAGTTGGTCGTTACGCTTTTCGCCCATGCGGCGCACAATACCATGCACTTCGGTCACCATGTGTTTGACTTCTGAGATTTCTTTTTCCACTGTCTCTACTTTGAGCTCCAGCATGCGATAACGCTCTGCACACAATTCAACATGTGCTTCAAGACTTTTCTTTTCAATGTCAGTGGTGTCAACCATGTTCAGGCTCCAATGGCGTATTTATGGCTGAGAACCAAATGTTTTGATCAGTACCTTGTGCATGTAGTGTGGCAGTGACCACTCCAGATTCATCTAGTCCAGTGACCATGGGAACGCCTTCACAATCGCCAACCAGTCCTGCTAGATCGTCGCTGCCAAACTCGCTGCCAAGCACGCCTTCGGCCTCTACATCAAATTCAAAGTGCCATCCATCTTGGTGTATTGTAGGCGGTACAACATTCATGGGTTGTGTTCGCAGGCTCATTATTTGCAACAAACTTTCCCAGTTGCGTTGCTGATTACGAGCACGGTTCCATTGTTCAGGCGTGTGAATCACCAGGCCTGTTTTGGTAGTAAATGGCAATTGCTGTGGGCGGAGATGTCCTGTGACACCAGTGAAGGTACAATCAAAAAGGGTGCGGCACAAGACTTTCATTATGTGCATATTTAACGCCAAAAAGAAACCCTGGATTTTTTACGTCCAGGGTCGCATTAAAACTAAACTGATTACAGGTTAGTGAATGTTGCACTAGCAGCAACGTTGGCAGTTGGAATACCAATGTTCAGGCCGCCTGTGGCGTTGGCTGTTTGAGCAGCAGCAACCAACTGAGCAGTTGTGTAACCACCAGCTGGGTACAATGCCAGGTTGATAGTACCGGCTGTTGCACCTGCTTGATAGAAAGCAATGGTACTGCCAGGAACTGTCAAGCCAGCACCTGATTGCACTGCTTGCAACACATTGTTCAAGTAACCGTTGACGTTACCAGCATTGGTAAGTGCAGCGTTGGCTGTCAATGTGAAGAATTGCAGTTGTGGACCAGACAACATCACTGGGCCTTGGGCCGCAACGTTGGCTGTTCCAGAGATACTACCGTTTGCAACGTCTAGTGCAAATACTGGTTGTGTAGTTCCATTTACTTTTGTAAATTGTGCCATGATAAATTTCCTTTAAAGTTAAGTGGTCTCGGTGGACCTGCTTTTATTTATACCTTTGGTAAAAATTACGCCTGTTGCGGATTGTTTCTAGCCGCATTTCTTGCTGTGAAGTCAAATCTATTTACCGCTTTGCTGTAGCCTGCAGGGGTGGCCATGACCCAGCCTTCGTGTCCGGGATCCTTCAAATCCAGCTGGCGTAATACGTCCAGTTTCAATTCGTGCAACAACAAGAATAGCGTAAATGCCGCTGCCATGCCCTCTGTATTGCTAGAAGGGCTTTGTAAGTATTCCACAATATTAGCAAATTTCTTGGGTGTGACTTTGGTCTGCAGCCACTCACCAAAGCCTGACAACAAGTTGTCAAAACTGCCGCCGGGCTGTTTGATTCTGAAGTTGATGTAGTCTACACACAGTTTGGCCAAATCTGTTATCTGCATGGCTCGTAGTTCAGCAGGATTGAACAAGGTGTCAATGGCAGCACCCTTGCTGCGAATTAATGATCTAATTTGTTTGACCATGGCAGTGTCAGGCTCAATTTGTTTGCCAAATATGGGCTCAATCAACAACAGGCCAGACACATCGTTGAACCGCACACGCCGCAGCGGTTGTTTGGGTTCGCCTGCGTCTGAGTACATGGTGTGCATGGCAATGCCAATTTCACTGTTGCCTATGCGTTGACCCAGGGCACTCTTTGCAGGGATACGATACTGCACAGTATTGGGCTTGAACACATAGTTGCCTGCTTCTAACGGTGGAGTGTTCATGTACAACAAGTCACCTTGCACATAGCCACGAAAGTTAGTGGGCAAAGCTGCTTCTAACATGGGCCACAATGTGGCATAAGTTTGAATAAGCGCAGATCTTTCACCTTTACGTGTGTTCTGTATCTGTGCCATCATTTGAGGTGAAGTTGCCAGGCCGTCATAGCCTTTGGCTTCAAAGCCTGCACCGTCTGTGAGCACAAACTCTCCTGTGTCAGGTTTGCGTCCAAAGTACACAGCAGGTATGCCATCCCACTTTACACTGGTTGTTGTGCCAGGACTGGCAGCGGCTTGGTCAAGAATAGTAAGTGCTTCCGTGGCGCCACGTGAGCCTTTGCGGAACACTAGGTCTTCCAAGTGCTCAATGCCCTTGGCTCTGCCGCCTACGTTGCCTTCGTTGGCTTCGTAAATTTGATATGGATTCACTGCCTCACGTTCTACCAGGGGTTGCATGCCTTGGTTGACAATTCTATCACGTAGTCGGGCTAGGAAGTAATTGTCTGCATCTTCTGTTACGGCATCAGGCTGCGCCAAACCTTCACGAGTTAGATACTCACGAAAGTCTTTGACCTTGGCTTCTTTGTCTTTGTCTCGGGCCAATGCAGCAAAAATGCTTTCTACATTTTTCAAGTTTTCTCTAGTGGCTCGCGGACTCAACAATGCACGGGCCACATAATCAGGATCCATGCCACCAGGCACAAGTTGGTTAGTGGTGCGACTGAACATGCCATTGGCGCCCACTTTGAACCCCAGTTGCTTGGCAATACTTGACATCAACACATTGCGGTTCATGCCTTTGTAGGCCGAACCTTCGCCACCAGAATAAAAGAATGTACCCCAGTCCAAATTGGGAAAGAACATGAAATCTGTCTGCACATAGCCCAATTCAGGACGTCCTTGTATGGGTGTGCGCAGGTGAACTTCGCCGCCCTTTTTGATCCATTCAGCAGGTGGCAGTTTGTGACTGGCTATCCACTGCATGAGTTTTTGTGCCAGTTGATCCTTGGTCATTTCA